GTACCTATAATTATATTTTTATTAGGTTTAATATCTTGACCAGCAAATATTTGTTGAATTCTTAGATCTATTTTGTTTTTGTAATTGTAATCGTGAAAATCTTCATGAGCCTGTACTACTAATGAAACATTAGGTACTATAAACAGTATTTTAGTTGCCTTGTTATGTTCTAATATATATGCTACTGTTAAAAAACTAATTAATGTTTTACCTGCAGAAGTTGCAAGTTCAGCTAGACATTTTCTAAACTTTAAAATATTAAAAGCAGCCTCTATTTGATAATCACGAGGTGTAAATTTCTCTGAGTCTTTAAAGAATTCTAAAGACCATTTTTCAAATACTTCTGGATTAATATTTGGATCTATTAATCTTTTTATTCCTTCAATTTTAAGTTCAAATCTATACTCCTTACAAATTGACATAACATATTGCCAGAGTCCAGCTGGAATCCATTTATCATCCTTAATGTATGACACATATCCATCCCATATTCCACGTTTTACTAAAGGATGAAACCGCCAACTGTCAATTCGCTTAGTTAAAGATATTTTAATCTGCTCTAACTCTAGTTCAGTAGCATCATCAATTCTTAAAAATTGATTATCTTCGGTTAATGTTAAAATCAAATCTATTTAAATCTTTTTATAGACGACTAATATCAAGGCGATTCTTTATTGCAAAGCCCATATTATCTAAAGTTTTAATAGATCCTTCAAAGAAACTCTTTTGGATAGTTAATAACTCTAGAATTGTCGTTTCGTCAGAAATATCTGCTTCGATAAATCTTTCTTTCATTTTATCAGTAAGTTTGTAATCATATGTAAAGTACTCTATCCATTTTTCTTTGTACCTTTTATCGACTACTGCCTTTTGGGATTTAATTCTATTTCCCATAACTGCTAGATGTTCTACCATTATTTGGCGATAGCTTAATGTATATGCACTTACATCCTGTAGATTGTTACCTAATTTTAAATCTTCAGTTAGTTCTTTGATTTTTAAAGTCCAATCTTCTCTTTGTTTGTTTAAATATTCATCTAACTGTTGAATTTTATCTTTAGCCTCTATCATTATATTTTATTTTAAAAAAGTGAGTTTCCTTTATTGTTTTTCTTGATATAGACAGAACTAGTAAACTTGGCTTTAAGTTTTGGCTTTGTCATTGTAAATTCCTTAGAGGAATGAATAACAACATCGGAATTAAAATCGATAATCATTTTAATATTCTTTCTCTTGTTTTTTTCATTTTCGAATTCTTCGAATTCTTCATCGATCATTTGTAAAAATTCTTTTTTTATCATAGGTAATATGCGTCAAGTTTAGAATCTGAAAAGTATTTATCTAAGTCAGACAAACATTTGTTTTGTGTTAACCATGCTGCAATAACTAAATCATTTAGATCACCTATTTGTTTAGGATATTTATCTCTTTCATTTTTATCAATATTTTTAAGGAAATTTTCTAGTTGTAAATCTATTTTAGTTTCTTTAAAGAATCTTTCCCATGTAAATATTTTCTTGCCTCTTTTAAGCTTTTCCATCATTTTACGCTTACCTGTACTATCATTATCAAACATATATCTAATAGTTGGTATTTCATCGAATTCGGTTGTTGATCTTCCTGCTGTTGCAAGTCCTATTGAATTTGAAATAAACATAGCATCAATAGGTCCTTCGAACATTGTTACTTCTCTTTGAAAATCAACAAGCATTACTCCGAATAGTGTTGATAATTTCTTAACACTAACAAGTTCTTCTTCACTCAGGATCATCTCACGTTTAGTCTCTTGATATATCTTTTCTAAATCGTATGTTAAATACCTTGAGTTAGATTGTTTATTAAGTGACCTTGTTTGAAATCCAATAACCTTATCATTAGGCGCCAAATTTAATACTACAATTCTTTTATCCTTAGGGGAATACATAAATCTATCAAGACGATGTGAAAGCAATCTATTTTTTAAATAAAAGTATGCTGAATCCCCCGGTACTATTTCCTTAAAACCAAACATTTGAGATAATTCAATACGAGTGGGTGATAAATCATATGTTAATTTAAAAATATCATGTTCTAATACTTCAATATCATTGACTTCCATCTTATGTTCTTGGATATAGTCTATGATTTGAATAGAGTCATCTGTATTTTTAAATTTAACATGATGGTCTTTAAGTAATTGATATGCATTTGAGTGAATACCACAATTAAAACAGTGGTATTGCAATGTGTCCCAATATAAATTACCTCTCTTCTTTTTAAGATCTGTTGTAGAGTCACCGCATTGTGGACACGCCATCGTTATTCTACCTGGCATTTCCTTAATAATTTGTTTACTAGAGTCATGATGCGCCTTTGACACTACTTGCTTAAACAAGCTTCTGATTTTTGACTTCAGTTCTTCTGTTATTTTTTGACCTTTCATATGTATTATATACGAAAAAAAGGCCAAGTTTTAAACTTAGCCTTTAATTTTATTAATTATTTATTTAATACTATAGTTCAAGATCATTCAAGAATGAGTCTAAGTCATCTGAAGAATCTACATTGCTTGGAGTTCCTACCATTTCTTTTGGAAATTCAAAATCTCCTCCTTGTTCTGATTTTGCTGGTACTTTTTTAGCGGCCTGTTTTGAAGTAACAGAGTTCATAGAATCACCTGGGTTTAAATAGCTTCTAAGAATACCGTTTACAAAATCAAGCATTTCTCCATCCCATGGCTTATATTCGTAAGGTGTTAAACTAGGTGCAGTATCTAATTCTGCTTTAATAGCGGTCATTGTTGCTGCTTCTCTCTTAGCCGGAGTACCTTTCATATCGATTGAACTAGTACTTGAAGAAAACTTTGACTTATCATAGTTATTGAATTCTCCTTGTCTTGTTATAATTAGTTCAAAGTTTTTTCCTTCAAATAAATCAAAAACTTGAGTTGGCTCACCAAATGCTGGTTTTAACTCTTCATCAATTTTTTCTTTGATCTTGTAACCAAACTTAAATACCTTGTATTGTCCTTCTAATTCTGGACTTTGAGGGTCTTTAATAATTTTTACCAATGCAAAATATTGCTCGCGTCTTTTTAGTTTTTCGCTCATCTTGCGATCAACTGCTGAATCACTTTTACGTAATTTAAAAAATACATCAGCGATTGGGCATTTTTCTCCAATAGTGGATGGTGAATCTACCATCTTGCCATCTCCACTTGCATTAGTTAGCCAGTGTACGTATTTTTTTACTAATGAGTTCCTAGGGTTAGTTGGATTTGGTACAAAGCGAATCATTGCTTTATATGTTCCATCCTTTCCGTCATCGGCTGTTGGTTTAAATAAATCACTTCCTGTTGAAGCTTGCGTTTCATGTGTTTCAACGTCAGCTACTCCTAAGTTAAAAATGTCAAAATTTTCCATGTCTTTAATGTTTGTTAATTTCTTTAATGTTTGTTAATTTCTTTAATTGCTTTGATTTACTAAGCTGTTAATTATATAATAATATTTAATAATGTTTTTTTTTCATATTTAATAGTGAACCTGTTTCGTCTAGATATAGATCTTCTTTAACTAAAAAAAGACCTGTTTTAGACAATAGAATTTCCATATCCTCTTTGGATAGTTTTTCTAAAGTGACTAATTTACTTAACAAAGTATGCAAGTTGAAATGTTCAGTTGTTGTAAATATACTCATTTTCTACATTTTAAATATTAATATACCTGTTATATATCTTATTTATATTTAGTTTCATTAATTACTTCTTTATTTGTTTATTAAGGTACATTAAAACTATTTACAAATATTTTATCATATTACTGAAACATTCCAGTGAACTGTCAATATAACTAAAGTATTTAAGCCTTTGGGTAAGATTAGGTTGCAAGTTTAAAGATATAAAAGCTAAAATTTAGTTAACATTGATAAAAATAAGTTTACCTTATAACAAAAAGAAAGTTACTTATTGTAATACAAAAATCTTGATAAATGATTTAAAAAGTATGCATCTACTAAGTCATCCATTGGTTTTGGTACCTTTGAAACTATTCCAATTGAAGATTTACAGAATGAGAGCAAAGATGAGTCATCTAGACATTCATCTTCTAGATAATTTTCAAGGAATTTAACCCAAAGTTCATCTTTCTTAAGGCGACCTGAACCTGCGTGTTTTTTAATTGATGAAGGAGCAACTGTTAACATATTTATAACATTAAGTCTAGACATCATTTCCATCTTTAGTATCGCGGCCCCTGCTGCCATGTCAATTATATTATTAGTTCCGGAAGATGATCCAAATGATGTACCTTCAAATGCAATTATAAAGGAATCATCATTACCTGTAATTTCTATAATAATGTCAATAATGTCTTTAGCGGTTTGAGTGTGTCTTTGTATTTTAATCATCTCACTCCTAGAATAATCCTCGTTATTCGTCCAATCTGGTTGCTGACGAATTTGTGTGTCTTCAAGTATATTAAGTTCTTCTTGTAGTTTTTGTTCCTTCTTTGTGCCTGTCTTTGGTTTTAAGTATCCAACAAAACTATATTTATTATCTTTAAATATACAAATTCCTGGTGAATTTAAAGAAAAGTCAATTGTTACAAAGTTCATTTATATTGATTTATAGTGATTTACCAAGAGAAGCTCCTAAAGCAGCTCCTACTAGTCTACTTGTTAACATATCATACATAACACCTGACTGGATTCCTAATATTTTAGCAACTGTTTTTCCTATTGTTTTTCCAAGTGCAAAACCAGTAAGTCCACCAAAAATACTTCCTAAAATACCTTCATTAGTAAGTTCATTATTGAATTGATGAACATCATATGTTCCATCTTCTTTTAAATAGGTACTAGCAAATTGTTCTAATGCCGAATCTACTTTAAATTCTAAATCAGAAGTCCATTCCGATTGTAAAGATTCATTTAAAGTTAAAAGATCTGATTCAGAAGTATTCTGTTCTTTCATGTAATCTACAAATGTTTTCATATTTTATATATATGTTTTTTAATCTATTTCTAATACTAAATTGAACTTATTATAAAAAAAGTTCAATTCAAATGTTGTAAATTCTGCAATATTAGAACTCATATTTAAATCTAACTCAGAAATTTCATGAAGTATTGGCTTTTCAAACACAATACTAATTACATGAATTCCCTGTGCATCCATTATTTGTAATTTAATATCATTTAAAAATGGGTTTTTAACACCCTTTGAATAATAATACAATAACGTGTCTTGCATTATCCAATAGTTTATATAACCATCTAACAACTGCATTGTAATCGAAAATTGACGCTGTATTGTATTTTGTATTGGAATAGAACCTCTATGATATGTTATCGTTCCATCATTTTGTGATGTTGATATTGGATCAAAACTAATTCCAGGAATAGCACATCCTTGTATAGAATAGTTAATAAAATCAATAGGCTCTGTTATTAAGTTACCTGGAATTCTATTTAAATATTTTTTATACTTATCAGCAACCTCCTTTGGAATAAAAGTCCTGGGAAATCTTATATTAAATAAATTATTTCTACTGTTTATTATCATTATATTATGTTAACATTTCCGAAATATAGAAGTGATTCCGTATTTCCATTTTTAATATTTATATAAAACATATCTTTGTTTTGATTTGTATCAGTCTGATCAAATCTAACAGCTATAGCCTTTGAAACTTTAAAAAATATCTCACCGGCTCCCATGTCTATTCCTGGAAAAGAAGGATCATGTGATATTCTTTCTTCGATTTTTCCACTCTTAATAATTAAAATCATATCTTCAGCATTAACTAAACTTATTGATTTGTAATTATCTCCATCAGGTTGTACTATTTTAAATTTTATAAAGTTATCAGATACTTTTGATATATTTATTATTGCAACTCCCTCTGGTTCATATACGAAATTAGATGTTGAGTTTACAATAGCGCCATCAACTGTTACCTTAGTGCTTGCTCCTAATATTCCATACGTATCCAATGCAACCGGAACATATTTAGTTTCACCGATAGCAGGTCTAATCGAGTTAATAAATTGATTTAATTCCCTATTAACTGATGTGTTTGGTAACTTATTATATACTATTGTTGGAGAAAAACTAGAGTTTAAGTTTAACTTTAATAGTTTTTTTCCATATTTTTTAGGCTGATTATATATTAACGATGCTACTTTAACTATTTGTGTATTATCGGTTTCATTATAAACCCGCATATTAACCGTAATTAAAAAATTACTTGATATGGAAGAGTTCATAATAACAGGTCTAAATATAATAGGCTCATCAAACTGACTTGTTTGTGTGAATGTATTATTAAATGTGTTAATATAATTAAGTCCTAATTGTTCACTCACTTGTACCTCATAAAAAACAAGTATGTCATCACTTGAATTTCTAATTCTTCCATTAATATATCCTTCGAATCCGGTAAGAGATCCATCTTTCGTTCCATATATTTTAAAGTAGTCTCCGTCTGTTGCATGTTCTATATTAACCGAAAGATCTACAAATTCATCTTCCTGTGAAAGAACTATAGATTTTCCAGTATCTAAGTTAATGTATTGATATCCATTATCTTCAAATAGTGATTTAATTAGTTTAAAATCAAATTCATAATTAATAGAGCTATTAATGGCATCAATAGTTCCTGTCGCTCCAAAAAAACTTTCTTGAAAATCAAGGTTTAAAGAATACATATCAACTAAAGAAGGAACTTTAATTTCGATATACTTAGAGTATGATGATTCTCCTAAAATAAATGGATTTGGATTTTGTATTTCAAAATTTGAAAAATTTAAATAAACAGTTGAATTAAAATAGTTGTAGATTCCAGAGCTTCTTTTAATCTTTGTTTGAAATAAAAATCCATCATATCCTCTTGCACTAAATGAATAACCTGTTCTTAAATGTAACTTAATAGTATCATATATTACGGATTCAACATCGCCAACTGGTACCACATTTAAATTAGAAGAAGATGTTCCGTTCCATTCGGGTGAATCTAAATAATTAAGTGAATTAGTTAAAAGAGCTAATGTATTTTCAACACCAGTTGGAACTGCATAATATCTTCCTACCTCGCCAGGTGCTGTTTTAATATCGTTTCCTGTTTGTGCTTCCGGAACTGAAAAAAGAGAATTAGCATTGTTAGAAACTTCTATATTTCCACCAATTGATGAATTATCTGATAAATCAACATAATTGTACTTGTATTTTCCATTAGTGGTTGGAGTGTATACATATGTAAATCCTATAAGGTATCCGTTTCCGTTTGGAATATTAAATCCCTGTATATTATTTATTGATGCATCACTTAAATTGAATTTATATGTTTTTCCATTTCTTAAAAGAAGTTGACGTGATGCAAAGCTATTAATAACTACATAACCACTCGCAATTTTAACATCAAATTCAACAACATCTGCACCTAATTCATGAATTAAAAATCTAGAAGCACTTCCATCACCGTCAACTGTATCTAAATACTTTAATTGACTTCCGTTGTTGTCATTTTCTATCCTAGCCAATACTGAATTAGATTGATCGTGATATATAAATTCCAGTAAAATGTCTTCGTCTATTTTAAGGAATCTTGATGATTTTGCCATTTCTTTATATTTTTATTAAAATCTAAGCCACTTCGGAGACCACTGTATGCCTATATTAATAGAAGGACCTACTGTTATTATTTGATCCGTATTTAGGTTTAATCCATATCCGATACCCACTCCTAGTGACCAATGTTTTACTCTTTCTTTGTTATTAAGTTTATCGTTTACTAAATTAATATTTTCTATATTTGTAAACTCTAATCCAGGATAAGGCGTTGTTATTTTTAATGAATTAACACCCTTTTCATTAACTATTGCTGCTTTTAATTCTATTCCTTGGCTAAAATTAAACTTACTAGAAGTTAATGAAATTTCATTTATAGATTTATTTCTTAAAAGATTCACAGATCCATCAAAACGTCTCCAATTGTATTTATCCCAGTTTTTTTCGTCAGCAAATGTTATAACATATGTTGAATCACTTATAATCGCAATATCACCACTGGAATTAATGATAGAATCCTTAATTCTGATTTCAGCTCTTAATAGAGAATTAATATTTCTAATATCTTTAGTTAAATTAAGAGCACGTTGATAATCTGCAACCGCCTTTTTCGTTTTGTTAGATAAAGAATTAACGTCATACACATATGAAAGTTTAGAAGATACTAATTCTCCTTTTTTGTTTCTTTCGTTTTTTATAGTATCTTGACTTGCTTTATAATTATTTAGGGCCCTATCTGCAACAACTTTCGTTAATTCTAATTCATTTTTAAGATCAGATGTTGTGTTACATTGTCTTAAAAACAATAAAGTAAATAAAATAACTCCAATGAACACTAAGGTATTTTTATTTGCAGGTATGTATTTTTTATAATCTATCATGTTTTATATATTTAAATTATTTTTAATGATTAACTGCATATCATGTAATCTGGAGGATTAATTGCTGTAATTGCAATATACTCTCTGTATTGTAGTTCACATTGTCCCTGTCCACAATCAACGTAGTCTGATGATAGGTTACTATATTGTACTGACGTGCTTCCTGCAGGAATAGTTAACACAACATAATCGGTACTCGGCGTTGAACAACCGGCTTCAGATATTTCAATCGTAATATCTACATCTTCATTAGTGATGGCTGACAATTGTAACGTTAAAGTACTATATGATGCATTTGTTGAATTTCCAAGACATTCTCCTATGAAATTCGTTGTATCTAAACTTGCAGTAACACATGGGATTTCAATAGGGCCTCCTATTGCATTATATTCGAATTGACTTCCCGTGGGTGTGCCAACTGGAACTGTTATTGTTATATTTTTAGTAAGTGTTTTGTTTGAATTAGATAATGATTGGCTATTCACTGTAAATGTAGAACCAGGTGGAACAGTTGATCCTGACATATCAACATCACCTACACTGTAAAATCTGTATCCACTAGCGGCGTCTACTATTATGTTAAACGTATATCCAGTTTGAGAATCATATATTATATTTTCATCCTGTACTGGTGTTAATGTTGAATTAGTTGGATTAGAATTTCTATGCAATATTAAATTAATATTTGGAACTGGCAGTAAAATACTAGATGTATCAACGCTTAATGGAATAATAGTCTGATCTTCAGGTTGAGAGCTAACATATATTGCCAAGTTCAACACACTAGGATACACACCGTTACCTAAAGTTTCAACGACATCTGAAATATAAGAAGGAAACCCTATTACAGGTACAGATGACCAGTAATATCCAGAAGGTGCATTAACAATAGCACTTATCTGGTATGATGAACCCTGTTGGTTACTCGTAGAAGCTATATTCTGTGGATTAGGGCTTATGTTACCTGCTGAAGAATTAGTATCTGTCAATCTAAATGTTGTGTTGGAAATAGGAGCCTGTCCATCTCCAGCTGACATCCAGTATAAATCAACCTCATCTAAATATATAATCTGAGGAAGTCTTTTTATTTTATATATAGTACCGCCCTGTACTATACTTATTAAATTATCATTAGTACTAATAGCTGAATTGACATTGTAAATTCCATTACTATATGTTTGATCCTCGTTAGCCACCATTGTAGTATCTGCACCTCCTACTAAATGCACAAATGTGTTTGTGCTGAATGAATATCCTTGACTGTTTGGATCATTCGACATCGAATTATCTTCTATACTGTAACTAAATGAATTTAAATCTGGAACAATGTGACTTTCCGTATCTCCGATCCATTGTTGTCCATTACATAGATACCATCCTTTATATTTACCAACACCTGAACCTGCTCTGATTCGAATTGGAAGATCAGGAAAATGAGTGGTATCTATTACTTCATTATTTATAAATTTAGTATTATCACTAAAAATAGAAGGAAGTATTGAAATAATAGTACCGAATGGAACTGTTCCGCCGAGCTCTTTAACACTTTTATATATTACGGTTCCTTCGGAATCAGCAGATACTGCTACCTTATCAGCCGATGCAGGATACTCTGTGGTTCCTTCTATAACTAATACGTTGTTAAATGTTACCTTTGAATTAAATATAGTATCTGTATTATATTCAGTAATATTTTGTCCTATTTTAAGTAAAATAGCACCATTTATATTAGATTTAAATATATGGTCTTCTGCATATAATATAAATGAAGTATTTTCTATATTTGCATCTTGAGATTTAAACTCCATAGTAAATTCATTCACAGAATTTAAACTATTAAGTTTCATTGTGAAATCAACCCAATGATCCGGAACATCATCACTTGTGAATCTTAAATTAGAGGAAAATTGATTTTTTCTATTTATAATCCACTGATATGGAAGATTTCCATTTAAAAAATTAGGTGTTGAATCATATTGAACATCTCCTGGTAAAAAACCAACGCTTACTATTGGTGGATATGTATTTTCAGGTGAATTATTAGGTCCATTATATATCGGAACTAAAGTGTCAGTAGTTGGCACCGTAGGATCTCCTTGTATATTTTTCCAAAATACTTTATTATTATCACCTGAAGGCCCTTGGGTTCCTTGAAATCCTCTATCTCCTTGAAATCCTCTTTTGCCAGTGACACCCTGTGGGCCAAGTTCACCCTTAATTCCCCTTGGACCCTGAGGACCTCCTCCGTTTGCAACTAGTTGATCAAAATTATAATTAATTTTGTCTAGTTTAATATTGTCGGCGTCTGCATTACTTACTTGCTTTAGATTTATTATCATTACATGTACTATATTTATATTCTATATATTAATATTATTCCTGTGGGTTTTCTTGATTAGATACACATTCATTAGGAAAATTAATAGTACCATCGAATGCGTTAATTAATGCATTCTTGTTTTCGAAACTACCATTAATCATGTCATTTAAATAAATTCTTTTAAATGGATAAGCGCTTCCAGGTGCTGGTTGGCTAATTACGCTAACTAGTCCAGGCGTTTCATCTAATATCCTGGCATAATTTATAGGAACATATACTAATAATGAGTTATCATGTACAAATACAAGATCAGCTATTATACTAGTATCGTACTCTACATATGATTCTCTAGACAATCTAAATGCACCACATGCCGACAGAGTATTAGTAACATTATTAAATCCAGTTACTTCATTTCCCACTGATATTGAAATAATAAAATTTTTAATAAAAATAACACCTTCAAACTGACTTCCGTTCCAATATCTTCTTTTTCCATTAGAAGTACTACGATACCATCCCCTTTCAGCATTTAATGAAGAATCATTATTATCACGCAAAACTGTGGCGTTTTCAAATAAAACAGTATCTATAAAATAATTTAATCCAGGAAGAAAAGAATAATTACCATTAATTCCATCAACTCGAGTTGAATATCCTAAAGAAGTGGTTTCATATTGTTCAAAAACACAATATACTTTATTTGAAAATGTAAGACTTCTAGGATTCCAAAATCGCACAGAGTAATCTGTTAAATCTATATAGTATCCAAGGGGTGCAAAGTTTGTTGTTCCGGCATTATATAGATATGTTTCTTGTAATGTTTCGTCAAACGTACTCCAAGTGTTTGGTTCTCCGTTCCATGTGTATTCAATAGATGAGCTTACTTCACATATTTCGCCCGAATCATTATTAAAACTATATCCCAACGATATATTATTAGTGACAGGCGGATCTGATACATTGTCAGACACTGACCATATTAAATTATCATTTTCTAAATAAACAATATGAATCATTTTACTAATGTATGTATCTGTGTTTGTAATTCCATCTTGAAGTCCAAACATAAAGGTGTCATTTGCTGAAATAGTGTAATCATTACTTTGAAACACATTTTCAAAAGAAATATTATATATTCCACGGAATGCGTCAAGGGCTATTAATGATATATCGTATCCTGCTATAATAATAGGAGTACCGTCTCCACCTAATACAATCTCATTCTGCTCTCCTCCATTCGAAGATATGCTATATTGAAAAGAATTTAAGTTTGGTGTTAAATATGAGTTAACGCCATTTTCTATTTCCCATGATAATCCATTGCACAAATACCATCCAGCATATTGTGTATTAGGAATTCCTCTTCCATACCTATTACGCAATACTGGTAATGGATTCCCACTCTGTGATATTACTTCATTAAGATAAAAATTAGATGAGTTAAACTCATTTTCTCTAATTGAAATAATAGATCCTATTGGAAAACTACCAAACAGAGAGTTTTTATCTTTCCATGCAACGGTACCATTTGCATCGCTTGAAACTAATACATCTCCTTCAGTTGCGTTTACATTAAACTGAAACTCAGCGTTTGCCCTTGACAATTTATCAGGAAATCTACTTAATTCAGCAAAACTTTCACGAATAGTATTACCGATTACTATATTTAAATCACGTATACTATGACTTAATGTGTTTAGAATATCAAGAGTATCTCCTACTGATTTAATTATAGTATTATTAGATATTATAATCTGCTTGAATCCGGCATCTGCTGTTACTATTTTTCCAATATGTAGTGTTTGACGTTCAATGTTGTCTATTACTTGAACATCCAATTTAAAGTCAGAAACTTTAGTTTCGCTCTGTAATCTTAAATTAATTTTTGAAGGACTTGAAGATGCAACATTACCAATTACAACATATTCTCTAGAAGATGCTGCGGTATTATATTCTGGATTGTTTATATCAAATCCAATCTTAAGCGTTACTGGACTTATGTTTTGAATACTGTTTGCATTATATTTAGGTATTAAATAAGAAATTCCACTATTTGCTTCTAATCTATATGTCCATACATCCTCAGTTGAATATCCTTTAACCCCTTGATATCCATTAACTCCTTGATATCCATTAACTCCTTGCATTCCCATAGGGCCAGGATTACCGTCAGATCCTATTATACCACGAGGGCCTGCAACCCCTCCATTTGTCATTTGACTAAAATTATAATTAATCTTACTAATTTTATCAATTGACCACCATACGGCCTCATTTGGATTCAAGTCACTTGCAAATAATTCTTTAATATTAATAGTAGCCATTAATTATGATTGTATTTTAACATGGATTTTAAAATTATATGAGTATCCAATTATTTTATTATATATTAATCTAAAACTTAAACCGTCCTTCTGATAACTTAAAATGTTAAAATTAGTTAGTTGAACAAATCCGTTTTTATTTAAATCATCAATGCTATCGACCGATACGAATGATGTTGATAAATCCTTTCCCTTAATTCCATAAATATCTATTAAATCTATGATAAAACGTGGAATTATGTTTCCATTAGTATATACCTTTAAATCGTTATCTAATGTAGTTTCATTACCATACGATAATGAAGGCACAACATACTTTCCAAAACTCTCTTGAATTCCATCTTCTATTAATTCCTGCAAAATAGCAAAAGGCAAATAAACGTCCATTAACACTTGTGTATTATCTTCATACCAATGAATTGAATTTGTATTTAGACTATTTAATCTAATGTTATCAAGCGTCTCAATTGTATTTTCCTTTTTATTAGTATATCGAGTAATATCATATGATTCTTTAACTTTCATAATAGTTGAAGCCATAAAGTTCTTTTTTTCTATTGGACTTAGAGTTCCGCTTACTAATTTTATAAATCCACCTGGCATCGCTTTTGTAAAAAAATTACTTGAATACTTAGATTTAAAAAGGTTAAGCTTCTTTTTATCAATTGCTATTTCTCCAATTAAAGGATATATTGGCAACTTATCAGAAGTACGCGACAATTTTAATATGTTTTTAGAATTTTCATCATTCACCTTGTGATAAAAATAGTTATTTATAAATCCATAATCTTCTCTATTGTTTTTATATGAATCAAACGCTATTCCAAGATCATTGAATTTTTTATATATTAATATATTTCTTTCGGTTGAGTTAATATTAACTTTATTAAAAGAATATCCATCCCCAAATGTAATTACACTATTAAATAAAGGATCATATTCACCGTTCATTCTTCGTAATATGGTAAGATATCCTCCATCCTTTCTATCTGATATTATGCTTCCAATTTCACCGGAGAATAATTGATACGCCCTTGGTTTATCAGGGTCGCTCGTGGCATTAACAATTGAAGGTTTAATTATATTAACACCGGATTCTATCGACAACGAGTATGCGTTGTTAATTATATTACCATTTTCTTCTATCGTAATATACTCTATGTTTTTAAATTTATTAAACTTGTTAGCAAATTTATATGCATTAATTTCATTTAATAGAACATTAAATCCATTTTTTCCTCCTCTATAATATTTAAAATTAGTAAGAGGAATTAGCTGAATATCTTCTACATTCATTCTCACACCTTCAGCCTTTCCCGTTTCTGTATTAAATTTCCATGGAATACCAGCTATTGTTATTTGAGTATCATCAATTACATTTATCACCTTTACTGCATAAGTATCCCCTTCTGCTTCGAAATAAATCCAAGAAAAATCTCCATTCTCGTCTACTGTTATGTATTTTGTAAATTCAGCAGGGTATGGTGTAATTTCGGAAGATCTAATTACGGTATGTCGGTTAGGATAACTATTACTAAATTCGGCGTGATTTAGTGAAAAATCAATCCAAAATGGAATTTCGACGTCTATAATTTCTTCCTCTAGCTTGATATCATTTAATGTATATAATAAATGTCTATCAATATCCGATACATCATTATCTACTACATTTACTGTTATATAAATACATATAAACTCAAACTTTTCATTTTTAATAGACTTAATGTTTACAGAATTATTAGTGATAATGTTGTCATCAATATCTCTGTCTTTATAATATGATAACACAACACCAAACTTATAATTATTAATATTTGAATCATTTATGAACTCTGTTGGAAATTCACTTACATTTTCTTTTCTTTTTAAATATTCATATCTAAGCCCTCTAAATACGGTAGAAGAATTCTTTTCTAAATTTCCTATATTAAATTTGCTCCATAGTTTTTTTGCAGTATTGTCATACCATGTTTGATTAGCTGAATTATAATATCCATTCCAATTAAAATGACTTTTAAAATAATCGAAATCTGTGCTTTTTAATTTTTCAATAGTCAATCCTCCATCATCGGCGAAGTCAACATAATTATTAAAATCAAACCCATTTTCTATTGAATTATTTCGCAGACTACTAGGTATTTTATTAATTAAAAAATGCTCCATATTCATGAATTCAACATTTCTATTTGAATCTATTTCAATATTAGGCGATAAATTGTCTTCACCAAACGCTTCATATGCGTTCAATATATATGGCAAGTTTCTTGCGTTTAATGCGTCTTTTAATTTAAACTTATTAATAGTTGGAACTATTCTACTTCTTAAAGAAGTCTCCTTCAAACTATTTTCTCGTAGTCTATCGTATTCATTATTTACTGAATTTTCTAAAATTATTTCATCCGTGATTAATTCATTTCCTAAAACAGAGTTTAGTCCAGCATATGTTGTTTGTTTTTCATTAGGATGTGAATAAACATCTAAGGATAAATCACCTAGATCTGAATTACGTGTAGAATAAAAATCAAAATCAAAGTCTTTAAAGTCATATGCTGCAAAACTTCCATGTGAAGTTTTATAGACATCATATATTTCAAAAACGTTATCATTTGAAACAGAAACAGCAGAATTTAAAATAATTCTATAAAAATCTCTAATGATAGGATCTTTTTCAATTTCAATAATCTGTATATAATTATCTTTATTTTTTTGCTTTACCCATTCTCCGACATTTACATTTCCGATTTCACTTGATTTCACTAGGATGGATTGACCTTCTATAGAACCACCTACCATTGAGTAAATATCCCACTCACTAAATAAAGTATCATGAGAAATTGAATCTATTAACCCAATACTATTTAATTCACCTCCTGTAACTTCAATAAAATCAACTAAATTGGAATTATATACTCCCAATGCATTTTGCATTCTATTATTACCTGCGGCATAATCCTCTATTGTAATAGAAGGCCCCGACACATAAACATTATATGTTATAATTTCTCCATTCTTAATTGCTTGCGCAATTGCGATTGCAATTTGCTGAAAACTTCCTACACTAGAGAATTTATTTTTAATTGCTCTCCCTGCTGGAATTGCCGAACTAGCTATTATTAAATAATCACCTAAATTGTAATCAGATATTTTTATTTCGTTTTTATCTCCTATAAAAATTTTATCGTTATCGCTAGGGGTATCTATGACTGTTAGTTTGTAAAATCCTCTTGGATTTGGAATAATAGATTCTGATGTAATTTTTTTGCCGTTTCTAGAAAATCCATTAAACAGTGATTCTTTACTTTTATTTAACTCGACTAACATTCTATAATTCGGAATTGACTTACTTCCGTTTAAGTTATAATATTGGCCTTCTTTATCTTTAATATATCTTAAAAAAGGTATATTAAAATCATTTCCTGATGGAATCATATCGAATGGAACTAACGATGTATCATTTAAATCGTATAATGTTGCATAGCTATTATCTTTAATAAATACTTCTCCTTTATTTGTTACATTATCTATCATGAACGTTCCTTCATCAATATCGTCTGCATATATTCCAAAATATCTGTATATCTTATAATCGTCAGCGACATTATCATCAAATAAGAACTCTAAATTTATTATATTAGCAGAAATTAAACCATTTCTTTCAAAACCATTCGTTATAATTTCATTACTAAATATCTCAGGATAGTCTACTTGTGTGTAATATTTATCAAGCTGTTCACTTTTGGTGGCAAAACCTCCGTTAACAATGTCTATTCCATTAAAAGAAGACATCGAACCCTCGCCAAAGTTAATACTAATCGAAGATTTAGGAAAGAGTTTTTCGTTAACGTGATTATTTAAATACTCACCTATTTTTGAAGAATTTCCCAGATCAAATGTTTTAACAATTGATGCCTTTTTTAAAAGTTCTAAAATTCTAGAATTTTGACCTACTGTATTTTCTTCGTAGTTTGAATTATAATCAACATCCTCTACTCTGTATATTACGAACTTACTAGGCACTTTTTTCTCTAACCATATTGGAGCAAATATTTTGTATTGTTCGTCATATAGTTTAGTAGAATTAAAGGCTGCGCCATAATTATATTGATCCTCATACTGAAATTCATAACTTGAATAAACAGCATTGTCGTCAAATAATCTAAGAGTTTGGTATATTGAAGTAGTGGCTAAGTCTCTAAAGAATTTAGAGATATCATACGAATATTTACCAAATGAAGAAACTTCGAACTTTTGATACTCTATGCTTGAAAGTTCCTTGTTCGCTTTAAATGCACTTAAGTACAAATCACCAATAGAGTTAACAAGTAACTTTACATTACTTGTTAACTTTGGATTAGTTCTTAATATAGCAAAGGATTTGCTATCTACTGAATTGTTTTCAATATTTGTATTTATAGTAGACATGTATGATACTCTTTTGTTTAGATTATATATCCTAATTATAAGAATATCTAATCAAAAAATATCTTATATTATTGTATTTCTGGATATGCGAAATTTGTAGTATTATCAGTCAAGTACTTTCTTCTTCCTGAATTAGTAGAAGACGAACTATTATCAAAATTTGTATTATAATTAGATAACATAGAACTCGTTATATTGTTTATATTTTTACCCTGTGTTGTATATTTAGAATAAACTTCAATATCAAATTGAAAGCTATTTCCTCCGAAATCTAAGATATCTATACCTATTTTTTTAGAGTATGTTAGATTTGTAAAAATAGAAGATATGACTCCAGCAATTCTACCAGTTCCATTATCTCCAGCTCCATAATAATCTGTCATTCTGTATTGAAAAATCAAATCAACAACAACAGAATTAGCCTTTCCACCTGGTATTATTTTTTTACCTCTCTTATTATCCGCATCAACTATTAGTGAATCTACATTAAGAGGAGAAACATATAGAAAAGATCCACATGACTTTCCACCTAATAGATATTGATCATCTGGCGAAAATCCAGTAATAGCAGTCGATCTAAGTCCTAATGTATTTAAATTATTCTTTGTCTCTATTATTCTTAATGGTGTTTGTTTTTTACCATTAGCATCTGTTGATTTTAGAGGAGCTGTTTTTGGCATTCCTACCATTCCATTGCTAATAATACTAATCGCAGATATGGTACCATTTAGTAATAATGGATGATTGATATGCATAAATATACCGTTGCTATATATCGCATTGGTTACATTAAAAACTGAAGTTCTTTTTGCTAATTGATCTCCATCAAAATCTCCAGTCCATATAAAATCATCAGGACTTACAGTGCTTGGCCATGGCGTAATAGTTGAGCTGTTAAAATTAGTAATCTTAGAAACTCCACTGATGGTTGGAACTGTATTATAATTAAATGAAAGTCCATACTCGTACGAATCATATCCATATCCATATCCTTCGCCAGAAGAATCCGGATTAATGTCTCCATTATCACCTTCATTGATTACATAAAGGTTTTCATCATTTGCTAGGTTTTTAAATCTAGAATAAATAAATTGTCCCTTTAATTGAGTAGATTGACTTGGCCCAATATTAAAATATGTTTTATCATAAGCAGACCCTGCTATATTTGGAACGTTCTGATACATTACAGGAACTAAATCGTATTTAGCTTCTCCAGTATAATATGAATCGTTACTATATGATTCTTCGGGAGTTCCTTCCCCTAGTCCAAATATCACATTACTAGAAGATACTGGCAATGCTTTAGAAGTATCTCCAATTATTCTAGCAATTAATTCAAGATTAGTTGCCTTTGTATTTGAAAGTTCTATTTTAAAATTCTTTGAGACAATAAATCCCTTTCCGCCTGTTGTAGGAATTTCATTTACATAATATCCAGCAAACAATTGAACCGTCGTGTTATTTGTAACCTGTGTTACATTACCTGATTCGTCAATAATTCTTACTAATAATTCGCCAAGTGTTCCCTCTATCACTGCACGTAAACTCAGCACTTCATTTTGAAGCTCTAATAGTTTTTCGTATACCGATATTGGATTTTGTTGTGATGTTAAAAAGCCAGAAGCAACTGAATTAGCACTATGCGCATATGTCTTATCATCTACTTTAAATGATTCAGAAACGTGTGAATATACTCCAATAGAATCCAAATCCTGTTGAATTTGAACCCGCAATGCATCCATTTCGTTAGTCTTAATAACTGACGCCATTTCGTCAGTGTTAACTTCTCCTTGTGGAAATTCAAATTTATAAATTTCTGACCAAGATGATTCAATTGGATTTGCAGGAAATCCTGCCTCAGAAACCGACTTAATCATAAATTCAACAACTTCTCCCGGATTAATTGAAACATCAATCGAGTTAAAGTTTACTGCGTCAGCATCCTCTTCACTTTCTATAATCCAAGAATAAATTCCCAAACTATTTAATTTTCTTTTTCTAACTGGACCTAATACTTCTACCCAATTCGAAAAGGCAGCTGTTTTTTCAGTAGAATTAGTTTCATCTTTAAATTTAATCTGATCGATTATCGCAGTCTTACCTGACGTAGATGCATATCTATATCTAATCCTAAATTGTACAACTTCTTGTGAAACTTCATTTCCTATTTTCTTAGGCTCTGGTATTGACCAGAAACCCCTAATCCTATATTTAGGTGATACTGTCTGTAAGTCAGCAGATTCTGCTGAAGATTTAATTTCAGTAATTATAGAAGAAAATAGCTTAGACTCAGTTTCCTTTTGTAACACTAAAGAACTAAGTTCGTTTGTGTTAACATCCTTTTCCGCAGATGAATTAAACTTCTTTGTGTTAATTAAAGATTTTTTTTGTTTAATAGATTCGTCTAATCTTTTTAAAGATTGTTCCGTTGAAATTTTATCTGATTTCAACTGCTTAATTTTATCAGTATTTGAGTTATCAGTAAGGTGCTTATTAACTTGAACTACTTTAAAATTTGAAGTAGTAATAACCGGAGGATTAGGTACGATTCCAACAGATGAAGGTGGAATGTAATCTACCTTTAATGATTTGATAAATTGACCAAAATCAGAAACTTCATTTTTATAATATGCAGCAAGTGTCATACTATTTCCTGTAGAATTTACTATCTCTAATTCATTTGAATAGAAAGAAACACCAGGTGAAAAGTATTCTGCTGGAATTTTTGAAGTAGGATCGATTGGCTTAACAAAAATTATTTGTCTTTCATTAAATCCTACCTTTATTTCTATATTAAGATTTGTATCTACATCCTTATATATTCCTAGCTGATTAGCACCTACTTTAATAGATTCAAACCCTTCTAATAATAAAAGTTCTAATTGTGAAGTTGCACTGTCAATAGAAATAACTTGATATCTTGTTCTGTATTTTCCGGAATTAACAATTAATGAATCATTTATCTTTAATGTCTCCGTGTCCTTTAACAATTTATCAGTATCAGTATATGATAGCTTATTAACCGTAAATAATTTAACAGTTTTTGTTGAGGTTACTCCATTAACGATAAAGTTTTTTTCAATATTTTCTACCTTAATAACATCAAACAATCCTGCATACTGAATCATTCGCATTGGCATGTTTAATACCTCAGAATCAATAGAGTATACATATGCATTGTCTATTAATTGAGTTTTAAAACTTGAGTAATCTATTTCACTCTCTCCTTTGTATATTTCATCAAAATCAGTAACAGTTCTTAAATCACTTTCATCAAAAATATATCTTTCAACATATACCTTTTCAGTTTCAACTGGAATTTGTCCTGTAACATCTAAGTTAATTACAAGTAAAGGATTTAAAAAATCTTCGAAAAAAGCATTTAACTTTGTATTAAATGTAGTTGGAGAGTCAAGTGATGTTATAGAAGGAGATGGTCCTTTTAATCTAGAAGCATGGACGGCTCTAATTGAACCATCTTTAAGTCTAATATTAGCATTAGATCCCTCTAATCCACTTAGTGAATTAAGATTAATATTTAAACGTTCAATTTCTCTCTTTAAATATCCAAATGCGGGTATTTGGATGGTTTGTGTTTTATTAGTGTTAGGATTAAACAAATCAATAACCACAGTTTCCTTGTCTGTGGTTATTGCTTCATTAATTCTATTGAAAGTTTCTAGTGAATTTGTGTTCAGTTCTAGAAATTGTTCAAGTAACTGTGATATTGAATTGCTCATATTATCTTATAATTTCAAGTTCAAACGTCTTGTTTATTTCATCAACACATATTAGTTCAATGTATGGTGATATGCTTAATAGATTAGATGTACCTATTACTGCCTTTAATTTCCAGCCACTATTCTTGTCTGTGTAGAAATTTATTTTATTATTTCCTATATTTATTAATGCATCTTTAAATGAAATTTTAACAGTTTGTCCTTTTTTCCATTGATTAATGCTATCATCTAGATATATATTTAAATCTCCAGAGGGTATACCACCGTCAGTGTGAATTCTTAATAAGTTATCAAATGGTCTAATTCTAGTAATTAATCCATTTGCAGCTGCCAATGTCATATTAAATTTATTTGTTAAATTAACCAGAGTTCCTGTTGTCATGGAATTAAAATCAAATTCAAATAAATCGTTTAAATTATATCCATTATTATTATTTACTATTTTTATTTTAGATGGATTAGTTTTATCAATTAAAATTCCATTTCCAGGTGATAGTACATCTGTATTATATTGAACCTCACTTGGAATTACACCATTAATCACCTGATTTAATCTATTATTAATAGAAGATATCATGTCGACAATAGAGCTTGAATCTGCGTAATTTAATATTGCATTTTCAAGCATGATTTCTATTTCATTAAGTTTAGATTTAACGCCATTTGATTCAGCTGTTGTTAATAAAAGATCTTCAACTACAACAAGTCTATCAAAAATAGATGTATATCTACTATTAGCTTCTATCATTAATTTAGCAGCATTTTCCAATGCAGTCGTTGTGTCTAGAAAAATGTCCATCGAAAACGTAGTGTAATCGTTTATATTAGATTCAACACCTACATTATCAAGAGAAGAGTTAAATTTAACGTTTAACTTTAACGCAAACGCGTTACCATTTAATCCTGTAACTTCATTTGGCTTATACTTAGTTAATTCAGGTATATATGATCCTGTTGAAGATGCATCGTTTTTAAAATTATCAAGTATTATAACACCATATAGATTGGTAGATCTATTAACACTATTTGACTTTGAATATAAATCATAATAAACAAGGATTGCATTAAACCTAAAGTCTCCACCTCTTTTAGAATAATCTAGTAAATTATTTAATGAAGGATCATTTATTATTCTAGAATATGAAGAAGCATCAAAATCTATTCCATAATTATATGCGTCAACTGGATTAAGGCTAATTGCACCATCAGATTCCCTGTCGCCCAATGACCCTAAAGTTAGATTCGCATCAGGATGTGTTTGACCTTGTCTACCATTAATAAAATCAGAAGGCAAATATGATGTTGCTGTTGTATTATAATTAGATGACTTAAATAAAACATCAGGTGTAAATCCAACTGACGATGGAACGTTTATAAATATTTCGTTGTAAGTATTTCCTTGATAGTTCTTATCATTAGAAACATCAATATTTCCAATATATTTTACTAATCTATTATAATTACTTCCTGTTTCTGTAATTTCTTCAAGTTCTATTGCTCTGGAAATACCACCTACAGCATACTGCGATGTTGCATTTTTTAAATCAAGCGCACCGATATGATTCATCCATTTAAAAAAGATCTTTTCAGAATCTGCTAAAAATAAAGAAGGATCAAAATCATCGTCACTTAATATAAAGTTTTCCAGATTTAATGCATAGTTTTGAAATGTTTCTGCAAATTCAACATTAGCATCTCCGCCTGGAATATAAGGTGTATCTTGTGCTCCTCCTTCAAAAAGATTTTCAAATTGAATATAGTTTTCACCATTACCTGGTGTTGCAACTACTGGAATATCTATCAACGCAAACTTAGAATACTCAAAATTAATATCTGGGTTATTGTATGCTCGCGTCAAATCTCTAGCGGCGCTTGAAAACGCATACATGGTTCCTCCTTGTTCTTGTGGTATTCTTATTAATGGTGTAGCCATTTATGCTTTTTTATTTTTATGAATATACTACTACAGTATTCGATGTATTTGATACAATATAGAATGCTCCTCCGACCATAGTAAGCGTAATAGAACCAGCAACTGGCACAGTTACTGAAGATACTCCATTTATATTTGTAGTATTAAATGTAACTTCTTCATCTTCAACAATAAATGTTAATGTTTGGCCTTCAATTGCATCTGTAAGCAATATAGGATTAGGGAACAATTGACCCGCTAATACGTATGTTGTACTTTGATATGAATCAGTGACAGGTAGTAATGATACATTTGTTTCGATCTTACATACAAGAGCATTGTTCAATGTAACACTACTATTTGCTACTATTGGTAAATTAGCAACGATATCTGCTGCGTTTACTAATAATGTATCAATAGTTCCATTATTAATACGTAATAGTGATGCTGTAATTTTGCCTGAAAGTACAATTGTTTGTTGTTCTGTGTTGAATAGTGCAGCTATAGCCGCTAATTCTTCATTTAAAGCTGTAAAATTGTTGTTAATTACGAGCCTAGAAGATGAAACACTATCGGTTCCCAACATTAATGTTATATTTGCCATTTATATAATTTTTAATATATTTTTGTTTATTTTGTTTTTATTTCCATTAGAGTCTGTTAATTCCAGTTCTAAAGTATAGTCTCCTTTATGTTTAAATAAATATGTAAGCCATTGATTATTATAATATATATCATCTACATTTTTGCTATTGTTTTTTAAAGTCCATTTTTGTAAAATAATGCCTGGCATTCGTGTGTTGTCATATGAGAATGTAACATGATTTAACATATTAACATTTACATGTGTGTCTATTACATGTAAATTATTAAAATTAGGATTATAACTTTCAAAGTGAACTTCAGAATTTGCAATTATTTCACCACCTAATGTATTGGAAAAACCTACAGCAGAATAGTCATGTGTTCTTGATGGTATTTCTGCAACAATTAACATAAAATCACATTGGTCTAATATTCCATCGCCACTTGCATCTGTTATAATAGGATTGTAATTAAACTTTGAAAACAATGGATGATCAGTTGGATTCAAGTTTGAAAGTTCAATTGCAATATTATTCCATGCCGCTAAATCATATTGGTCCACTGGATACACACTTAGTATTTCATATTCGTCTAATACCTCTATATTAGTTAATGTATCTATTTGCTTAATAAAAAACGTATGTCCGTTTGTTTTTTGATTTAGGTTTATTTTAAATGAAGAATTAATGTCGGCTCCAATTCTCATCATTTCCCAATTAATGGTAACTCCATCATTCCATGTGTGTTCTCTTAATTCTTTCCATTGATAAGGTCCTGCTGTTTCGCTAAATCCAGTTGGACTACTACTATTAACATATCTACTAACTGTCGAAAATTCTATTCCATCATCACCATCATGTACGTAATTTGCCCTGTCTAGTGTTAAGTAGTACGTTGCAATAATACTATCCAAATCTGTAATGTTTTCCCTAGACCAATTCCAGTCACTTCCTACTACGTCCCAATCATATTTATATTTGCTCCAATTTAGTTCAGGAACCATCTTTTGATAAATTCCATATATCTCAACGTTTTTATTTTTAACGTTAATAAAATCTTTTTTTCGACATACACTACGAACATTATAAAGATCATAAAGTGCAAGCTCTACTTGATAGTTTCCCTCATATGGCAATACTATTGGAAATTCCTGATACTCTGGTTTAAAATCATCATTATTGTCCCAGTATCCAACAGGACCTCGATAAGTTTTCTCGTAATTATTAGGACCCTTTACATTCCATTCTATTTCATAAACACCATGATTCCACCATGTGTTCCATGTTAACATATGATCTCCAGTGTCTTCCGCGTCCATATATGAAAAATCAGCAGAATCCCATGATGTCATAAATGAATCTGATTTTAATACAACAGGACATCCAATTGGAATTCCACTAAGAGTATTATAGGTTGACATGTCGGCTGTGTAATATCCATCATAAAATCCTGTAATGGAATTACATATTTCAATTCTATCAGTGATTGATATCGAATTAAGATCTTGGTTGATTCCAGTTAATCTATAATCTACTTTTCTAAGATCTTCTATAAATAACTGACGAGTTTCTGGAAATTTAATAAATTCAACATTTACTCCAGCTTGTTGATATTTAATAAGATGTTGATTATTCCAAACGTTTAAATTAAATTGAGAAAAGTAATCCCCTTCCCCTGTAATATCTACTATTTTTGCGTGTAGTGGTAAAAAATCACTCTGTAGTTTCTTTTTTAAACCATATAATTTAATTAAGACTTCTTCAGGGGAATAATCAAAAGCCTCTTTAACTGTTGGAATATCCCACTCATCAATTCCGCCATCTACATCATTTAATCGATACACTAAAGAAAATCTGCTTGTCTTTTTTAAATTAGAGCTAGGAAGTACGATCTCTTTATCTTTATTTGCTAAAAATCCAACAACATCCTGTCCAGGAACAGGAACTGCCTTTAATTTACCGAAATTCTCAGATTGATCATTTATATACAACCAATATTCTTTTAAAGTTAACTTATCATAACCGAAAAAATCAATAGCGTTTAATATTGCCTTGTATGTTCCAATAAAAGGTTTGATTTTGCTTGCTTCTAGTAATAATTCCTTTCTTTTTTGATTCATTAGAATCCAATCAGGAGACAACTCATTTATATTAGAATCCTTAAGTATAATAAATTCACTAGGTGATAACGTCATTCCAATATTTGAAAGTAATACACCTAATCTCTCATCTTCTTCTTCAGTTTCTCCGTAAATTCTAATAGTTGCAATTAAAGTCTCAACACCATTATTAATTTCAGTAATATCAAGAAGTCTCGTGTGATAATTGTCGATCATACTCATTAATGCAACATTACATTTAATAGGCTCAAGGGGTAATGCAGATTCTATTATCTTTAATCCTGTTGATTCTTCTATTGAATTACTATTATTCGAATCAAGTAAATTAAATATCTGAAATTCATCTTTTTGAATTTCTAAATCTCCATTAATATTAGAAGCACTGTACATGAATATATCTTCACTAAATTCATATCCACTAAAGAATTTAAATTTAAAAACAGAGCTGCCGGCATTTTCTGAAATAGGAGTAATATATTTAGTATTTCCTAATATTCCCTTTACCTCCTCAAGTATATAAATTGTAAGTGTTTCATATAAACCCACCGATACCTTGGGCAAATAACAAACACCTTCCCATATATCCTTATCTGAATTATATATAAGGTTAATGTCATTCGATTCACTATCAAAAAATCTTAAATTTTTATATGCCATTTTATTTAACTTTTTTATCGTCCTTTTTGATTGTAAAGGATTTATACGCCTTCAAGTATGTTACTGAATCAACAAAATCAGCAACAACATGTTGAATCATTATTACAAAATCATTCATAGTATCGTTTCTTTGAATATACTTTGATAACGAATTAACTAACATGTTATTTCTATAGTCGTTTCCTACATGTAATCGTTTGTCCATTATTGACAAACGAGAACTGTATCCTTTTACTTTACGTACTTTAAATAAATTACTAAATAAATCCATTATAATGCTCTTCTATTTTGTGATTGTATTCTAGTAAAAACTGTGTTTTTAACAGCTGGCTCGTCAAAATAAATAGAAAGTGCAGCCATTTCTCCCATCTTCACATCATCCAATACTACAATTCCATCTCGATCCATCCATCCGCCTCTAAAAAGTGCAACTTCTTCTTTATCTAATAAAATATCTCCAAATGAATCAAGATTGATTACATTCTCAGGTAATGCTGCCCCTTTTTCAAAGGTAATGTTGGTTGAATTTACTGTTCTTTTAAAGAAAACATATTTTTGTTTTCCATTTCCAATATCCTCAAGTAATGGAATACTTGGTGTTACTGTGATTGTTTCACTAACATAATAACCAAGTCTTCTTGCACTTTCTTCAGTCTCTGACACAAATCTAACATTTACTGAATCGATTCCATCAACACCCTCTAACAATGCAATAATATCAGATTTAGGTAATCTATCTCTACGTGTAATATTAATTAAATAATTAGATATTTTTGAACGAATTACATTACTTAAATTTGTCTTATCAAATCCTTCGAAATATCTAACCTTAATATCCATTCTAAAATATTGAACTTTAGGTTCTACTATTTTAACTTCAGTAGTTAACATTTGTTGTCCGGATTCTTCAAGAACTCGTAAAATTCCATTTTTTTCATTTTCAGAAAAGAAAAACTCTTCTAAATTTAAATTAAAATAGTCATTATTTTTTGTAAGTTTTCTTAAAACATCAGGTAACATGAATAAATAAATAACGTTATCGTCGTCTAAATATCCATCATCAGTCGTGTTGTATGCTTCTAAATATGAGAACATACCATATTTAGATAAAAATGCTTCGTAATTCTTTGGAGTTGCTAAAACAAATGAATGACTTTGTAGAGGTGCTATTAACTTAGTAAGTTCAATTGGCTCTGGATCTGCTCCCATAACAGGTGCTACTGTAAACGAAGCCTCTAATAATTTATTTAAATCATAAAAATTTCCTAATGAATCAAATCCTTCGGTTTTAAATTTAAAATTAAGATCATTAGAACCTGATAAATTACCAATAGAACCTGAAGTAACAATATAGTCTATTTTGATAGTGGCTCCTTCTGTTGGAATATTTCCAAATGATCCATTTCCGAAATAAATATCTAATCCTCCTGAAATTCCTGTCTTTACAATATATCCTTTGCTACCAACTTTCATATCATATAAAGAATCATACTTAGTCCATAATTCACTATTAACAGTAACTCTTACTGAATCATGATCTGTATTCTTTTTAATAATTATATTGAATGATTGGAGTTTTTCACCAGTACCTGTTATTTCCTGACTCTCCACCTTTCCTTGTATGATCGGTATATAGATATAGTCTGCGTTGTTTTTATCAATTCTAAATTGATCAGCACTTGTTCTTAATACATACTCAAGTCCATTTTTAGTTGAAGTTATAATCGAGTTAGCAGATATATTAATAGCATCCCCTCCTATTTCATTAAATGCGCTTGTATTTAATCTTACTTTAATTTCACCAATTGATGAAGAACCTCTAAATGCATCATGACCGGCTAGCCTCGCCAAACCATATATAGATTCTTTATTTTGAGCGGTTAATATGTTTTGTTCAACCGTAGCATCTTCGATATAAAAAAAAATTAGGTTTGAAATCTCAGCTAATACTTGTAATATTTGAGAAAAAGGAGAAGCTGTTGTAAATAGCTCTCCACCTCTTCCATATAATCTACTGATATATGTTCGAGTGTCTGCTATCATTTCAGTAGCCTTTATTCTTGTTTTTGATAAAAATTTAAGTTCTTCCATTTTTATTATATTTTATAGTGAAATTTGAATTCCGAATGTGTTGTCAATTACGATATCAACAAATACCAAATTTCTTTCTGTTTCTGTTGCAAATTCAACATTAACATTAACATTGTATTTTGATGCTAGTGGAATATATGTTGATATGTTTTTTTCAATATATCCCTTTAACATATTATCATTATAACTAAATGAATATACATAGTCTTCGAGATTTAATCCAAAGTCAGCATCCCCTAATACATCACCTCTTTTTGTAAAAATAAGATTTTCTATTTGAGTTAATAACATTTGAACCTCTGAACCTACTTCTAATTGATTTGTAGTGTAATTAGGGTCCTCGATTGTTTTTATATATATTTCCATTATTGTATATATTTGTTTAAGAATGCATCATCCAATCAGTTCCTTCGTCACTCTTAATCTCTTCAATGATTGCTTCTAATTCCTCTGTACCAAGATCTTTAATTAAATCTGGATTTATTTGAATATTTCCCGGAAGAGAAAATCCAAATATTCCTAGCTTTTGACCTAATGATATTTTAATTTTAGCTGCACAATATCTGAAAAAAGCTTCGTCCTGAAAGAGAGCACATTCCGGAATAGTTTCATATATTTCTAATATAACATCTCTCCTAGGTGTCTCCCCCATTATTCTAAGTTCATGTGTAAGTTGATTATAATGAAAAGATATTGGATTTTGAATAATCTGTCGAGCTAAATCAAAAAAACTTTCATTAATAACATATGCTTGTAAATTTTCAGCAGCTGCTCCGGTATTAGATCCACCATACATTCCACCCATTAACATTCGTTCGATTGCAAAATCACCTTGTATAAAGTTAATATCAGTAGTACCTCCCCAATTAGAACCTACTTCAAATAAACCATATACTGAATATACTTCATTTCCTCCAGTAGTTATATCCATACCTGGTAAAAGAAAACTTCTTGTCTTTTTAAAATGCTCACTTTCAAATAATGTGTATGGCAATACCATAAAGCCTTCTCTAACTGAGTATTCATAATTCTTATAGAACCATTTCTTTGCACGTTTTACTATATTTTGAACTTCTTTTTTTGGAAGATTCATAGGAATCATACATGAACCTGTAACCTCATCTGCCAATTCATCTACAAAGCTATTAAAACATGCAGTATCCCATTCTGGATTTTGTAGTGAATTAATATCTCCTACTATTGTTTCACTCATAATGTTTATTTATTTTTATATTGTTTTTGATTTAATAATTTCAACATCATTAAATTTTGCTAGTTTTTTATCATAAGTTCCTTCTCTAAATATTCCACCAATCATTGTTCCTTTAAATGTTCCTTTACCATATACATAGCAATCTTTAGCAACACATGACCCATGAACATATGATCCGTCAATTTTAGAATCATTAATTTGAGTACCTGAATAAAAATTGCAATAATGTATATCTGACCCATTTACGTCAGAACCATATATGTCACATTCTGTAAATTCTCCTCTAAGAAAACAATTAACAAACTCATAGTTTCTAATATCTACACAATATTCAAGTCTTCCATTTGCAACTTGAATTCTACCGCTATCCGAATCATAATTAATATGTCCCTTTAATAGGTCTCCGTGTGTGAATAATCGCATTACTCTGTCCTTCACGACTGGCCAATATATATCTACTATTTTTGGATTTTCATTTAAATCAACTGTAAATTTAACATCTTTCCAGTTTTCCTTAATAGTTTTCCAATCCTTTCTAGCATCGATAACCCGTTGATTACTAGCAACTATACGCCTAAGCTCTAGCGAATTTAAATTACTAAATTCGTTATTTTCAGTAGACTTCCATATTTGTAGTAGAAACCTGTCTACTAAATATAAAATGGTTGTAGTTTTCTTTTGCCAGTCAGCACCTCCAACATATCTAAATTCAAGATAGTTTTTATGTCTTTTGTCAAAATTGATTCCATAATATTTAGTATCTGGAAATATAAAGTTATGTGAATTAATATGCATACCATCAAAGAAGTAAGTATCTTCCTTTGGCAAAACAAATTTTATTGATTTGGCGTATGCTGAATTTTCTCTTTTAGGAAAGAAATTAAAGACCTGATCTTCATTAAAATCTAAAATAAATTTAAGAACGTTCATTTTAGAAATCCTATACTTGTTATCTATTTTTGATTTATCAAATGATAAATTTAAGTGAATAGATGTTCTGTCATTTGTGTATCCATTTTCATCAATCCAGGCACACATATTAATTATCATTAAACGTGCTGCATAATAAGGAAGTGCACCTGTTACTAATTCAAGAAGTTTTGCTCCACCTGACATATCGGGTTCTATTTTAAACGCGTCTTGTGTTACTTCAAAATCGCTGTGCGCCTTTATTTCGACATGAATTTTTTTGCCTAAAAGAATTGCTATTTTTTTAGCTGTTTCTTCGGCACTAAAATTTGAATAGAATTCAAATTCAACGCCAACAAGGGCATTTTTTAAGATATTGGCATCATCGAGATTATTCATTTACTATTAATATATTACTTATGTTAGTTATATATCTTTAATAAATAAATTGATGTCAGATACTCTACATTATATAAACAATAAACTCCATATTTAAATATGGAGTTTATTAATGTATATATATTTGTTTATAAATTCAAGAAAACTTTTCTAGTATCTACATCTATTCTAATAACCTGAACTGTCATTGGATCATTTTTTCCAAGAGAATTAACATCGAATCCAACTGGCAATTCTGAAACATGTAGTAATCCAACAATACCATCTCCTATGTCGACAAACACTCCGTAATCCTTAACTGATTTAATAACTCCGATTACTTCAACAGGAAACGTAGGATATTTTAACAAAATATCTTTCCAATTATCTACTGTTTCAACTACCTCCAATTGGGTTAATGTAATTTTAGAATCACTAATGATTTCCTTTACCATAAATTCAATAGTATCTCCCGGCATAATTTCCCTAGACTTGTGCTTCTTAGTCATTTCCACACTTAAATCATTTATATGAATCATTCCAGTTAAACATTCATCAAATTCAACAAACACACCGTATTTCGCAGAACCTGTGACTTTACCTGTTTTTGTTTCTCCAATACTTTCCCTAAGATCTTCTACTTTATTTGGAATAAGAGCTTGTAAATATTTTCTATGAGATACTATAACCGTTCCTCTTTCGGGAGAAAAGCTCATAGGTACGACATACATTGTAGTATTTAGTACTGATTCAAAATCAGCGAGCTTATTAATTCCAGCTAAAGATCCTGGCATAAAGCACTCAATTCCCTGTATGTTTACAAAGTATCCACCGTTTGGAATCATTCCAGTAACCGTTCCGCTATATGCTGTATTTCCAGCTTCCGCTGCTTGTAATATTTCCCTGAGAGTAGCTGCCTTAATTCCAGCTTCAACTGAACCTAATACAAACCCTCTAGAATTTGAACCTCTATCGGCCGTTATTTCTATATCTACATTTGCGCCTACAATTAGTCCATCTTTAGAAAATTTAGATTCTCTTGACATATCAACGTATATCATTTCTCTGTAACCTACATCGATTGAAGCCCATTCATTATCTATTGCATATACCTTTCCAGTATGCATTTCTCCAATAATAACGTCTGATATAGAGGGTGAAAGCAATTCATGATTTCTCATTAAATCAAATAATTCTTGAGCATACGTATCCCTTGAGTAAACCTTCTCAGTGGTATTATTTTTAATATGTGGATTTGGTTTTCTAAAGATAGTTGGGCAATCAACTGTGTGTTCTGACCAATTAAAGTCAAGTAATTGAATTGATAAATCCTGCGTGGTAGTAACGTCGTTTGACATCATGTTTTTTGTTTGTTAGTTAATAAATTATTAAGTTATATATTATATTTTCTAGGGTACATTTAAACATTTAAACAGGAAGTGCATCAAGTTTATTTTTAATAATAGCAAGTACACCTATCATTGCTAAAATAGAATCGGGTATTTCAAACTGAATTTTAAGAGATGAAGACAACATTCCAGAAAATATAACGCTTATTGTATTTAATATTGATGATATAGTGTTAACTTTCTCTTTAGTTGATATGGCTATTTGTGGAACATTAGGCACTGCTGCCGGTACTGCTATTACTGAAGGTATAAGTGCAGCTGTGGCAATTGAACTTATACTTATAGGTAATTGTTTTATGGTATTAGTTGCCATTTTAAATGAAGACTTAATATTGTCTATTTCTGCATTAATCATGATTTTTACATGTTGAGAATTATAATATTCCTCAAGCTGTTTTTTCATTTCATTAGATTCAGACTCGGCTTCCTCTTCACTATCAGATACTTCTTTAATTTTACTTTCAACTGACTTTACTTGTGTATCGATAATATTTTTAACTACCTCCTTATATGTTAAGCCAGGTATTCCTCCTTCTTTGTTTAAGTCATCTAGCGCCTTTGAAATTTCTATTGATGATGCCATTTTTATTTGTTTTGTTGTTGATATTTAATATGTGTCTTCTTTAATTTCGAAATAATAACAGGTGTTGTTGCCGTAGGAGGACCTGATGGTCCCGTTGGTGTTGGATGAAAATGATTTTTATAGTCATCTAATAGCATATCTAACCATTTCTGTAAAGAAACACCACGAACTGCTGGCTCTGCTGTATCTTCACCTGACTCACCAGTATTACTTAAAAATATATTTCCGGAATCTAAAAAAATTTGATTATCGGTTGATATTTTAATATTTCCATTTTCATCAATTTGTATAAGAGGTCTTTCCTTTGCACCTGTTCCTCTTGTGATAACAAGGCCGTCTTCCGGCGAATGATATATTCTAATATTACGTACCTCATCATATACTAGCGAAACTACATTATGTGCTTCAGCTGAGTTATCTAGGATGTCATTCTTTAATGATTTACTTTGATTAATCTGAAACCAATACTCTGGATGGTATATGTTACCATTATCAAATCTAACCGCCACGATTGTTCCTATATTCGGAACACTATGGAAGCCAACACTATCCCTATTCATAGGTGTTGCCCATGGAATTGAATCAATAGGAAGCTTATCAAACTTTCCATATACTTTAATTCTACATCTACCTAAAGAAACAGGATCAATATTATCTACAACCTCACCTATCCAATGAGTTTCTCTAATGTTATCTTTTTCTAATTCGTTATCAGTTGCCATTAATCATTTACATTTCCTAAGTTATTTATTGCGCCTTGTGTTAATCCTTGACCAATAGTTGCGCCTGGTGGAATTCCATATACGTTTTGCTGAACTGCTATCCCTATATTTCTGGTTTGTTGAGTAACATCAGTTGCTCTATCTACTCCTCTGACAAAATTTGAAAATACATTGTCAAACGATGGTATTCTATTTATTGTAAGGTCGCGTGCCTTCTGTGTTAGTTGATTCTTCTTTGCAATCGCAAGGTTATTAAGTGCTTCCTTTCCTTTTCTAGATACCTCATCAATTTTTCCATCAATTTTTTCTCTAGCCAATTCTGCCGCGTTTGTTGCTGTTGAGAATATTTCAGAATCAGGAGAAGGCGATAATTGAGGTTGAGTATATGGTAATGGAGGAACAATTCCATTTAATACTCTCGCTTCTATTCTTTCTAACTTTTCATACTTGATTGCAATACTATTAGTGGCAACTTCAGTTGGGCTTTTTGAAAGATCTGCAAAAATATTAGTTCCCGATGTTAAATCAAATTCACAGTATCCTAATCCTATCATAAAATAAGGTCTTGCTCCTGTGCCCGCTATATTTGAATTGCTGTTTTCAACACCTAATTTAGGTTTAAAATTTTCAGGAAATCCACTTATAGCATCTTTATTTAATTTAGTAGGAATTCCATTTACAACTATTTTCGTATTGATTTGTATACTTCTAACCTCGGTTACATATACATACATTCTAAATTGACGTAAATTAATAGGTAGTATATAATTCCATTTACGTTCATCAAATACAGCTCTTCTATATAAATGCATTAAACCTGCAATTGGAAGATTTAAAGATTCTAATGTTTCGATTTCTATCTTAGCGTCATCTCCTCCCATATATGCATTCATTGGATTATATTGTTGTAACCTTTCTAAACCTTTCAATGATTGCCAGTACCATGGTAATTCATTGTTAATCGTTTGTAATGCAGACTTGAATGCCTTTAAATCAGCAAGTCTTTCGGCATAATATGGATCACTTGAAATATTTTCTAGAAAAGCCTCTGCCGGTCCTGCCAATAATGGAGAACTTTCAGGAGAGTAGAAATCAAAAAGAAGCGCAAACGAAAGATACGTAGGGTCTTGGTATGGAAATCTCTGATATGACCCTTTTCTAAAGTCATCGGGTGTTTTAAAATCTGACATATCTTATATATTTTTATTTTTTAGAAGTAGTATTTTTATTTATATTATTAACTCTACTTGGCCATTCTCTTCTTAAAAGATTTATTTTTTGCTTCACTGCATTAAATCCGGCCTTATAGTAATATGACATACCACCTACTATGTAATATCCACTTAAAAATTCATCAACAACATATTCACTTGGATCAACTCTATTTCTTTCATCAGGTACTATTACATCAAAACCATCCTTTTCTTTTTTCTCTTTTACGACCTTATCGGCTCCTACCTTTCCCTGTTCATTATTGTATATTATTACTGGCAACTTATGATATCGATGTATCGCTGGATTAAACATGTTTAGTTCGATATCCAGTGACATCTTTTTAACTTCGTCCATATTGTATGCATTATTTACAGCAGAATATTCGTAATTTAAATGAGTATTAGATGTTTCATTACTTCCACCCTTTCTTCCAACATACTTATACTTTATTTCATTTTTGTATCTGTCTTCATCTCTTCTTCCCTTTAAAGGCTCTTCGATATCCGTCATTAATTTACCAACTGCAGCTTCGATTTCATGAGAAACCAATCCTTCTTCTGAATCATTTTCAAAATATTGCAGAACTCTTTTATATCCATTTTTTTTCATAGAAGCACCTGTCTTATTTTTAATAGACTGTTTTTCAATGTATAAATTGGTACCTATATTTCTTTTATGATTACTTAATAGTAATAGAGTAGTAGCTTTGTTTATTGCAGCATCAACATCATCCGAATCAGGTCGATCTGCCATTTCATTTTCCCATGCAAGAATTACTGATTCAAATCGTTCTTCTGAATTCATTAATTTATTTACGTTAACATAATTGATGTAATAAAATGGATCGATGCTGTATGTCTGAAAGCTATTTTCATCAATATACGAGTGTCTAACTAAATCGTTTAATGTATCAATGACTGAATTAAAGGGCAACACTAGATTCATTGAATCGTCAGTGGCGTCAATGTTAGTAGCTACTCCTAACTTTAAATCATTTGCAATTAATTCGATATGTTCTAATGAAGTTCCTATACCATATGACTTACAATCCTCTGAATACATTCCAGGGATTTTCATCCTACCCATAAATATATATTTTCCTCCAGTGAAACTATCACTCTTTTGAAAAGGAGTTTCAACATAAATAATATCAAAATCTATTCGTAAATCCTTATATGCTACTTTGTCGTGTGCTGCCATTCTTACATTTATAACATCCCCATCTCTTGGAAACATATCAACATCAAATAATCCAAGACTGTCTATTATTGTAATATCGATAGTTGGAATTACGCCATGGCAATCTATTATCATGTTAGATATATCACTATCTCTAAACACATATCCATTAATAGAAATCATAAGATCATATCCTAATGATGTATTTGCCCTCTTATTTCCTTCATTCTCACCTAATGATGCAAATTTAACCTCATCTAGTTTTATAGTAGGTTCCGTTATTGTAAGAATATGATTGTTAATTGATGCCATTTATATAGTAATTATACCGTTTGATATTGTAATATTAGTATCTCCTTCTTTTAAAAGATTTGGAGGTAATATTTGTCTTGATCCATTATATTTCAGAGATGCCTTTCTTTGTAAATATGCAATACGTGCTGCGTCAATTGCCGGAATTCTTTTAGTATCAATAAATTGATCTCTAATAGAAATAGAATTTGTAGTTCTATTAACCATAACAATTGGGATAATTGAAGCGAGAGCAGCAACCTTGTCCGGGATTTCTAATTCATCACCTTCGGCTAATATAAATGGGTTTGAAATATTATTCCATTTTAAAATGTAATCACAATAGTTCGAATTGCCATAATACATTAAAGAAATTAGGTCTATTCTACCTACTTGATCTTGCGTTACTATATGAACAGCAGTAATTTCAGTAGTCGACGCAAAGATAACAGTAGGTATTGTTATATTTATTTTAGTCTTATCATTTGATAGTACCTTTCGGTATAGTGTTTCAAAATTCATTATCCGTTGCTTATTTTTCTAAATGTATTTATAAAATCATTAGTTTTAGGCCTTTCTCCTCTAAGATCTTTATTACCATATGCTGAAACATCAATTGTTTGGTTAATGTCGGCTGTATC